AATACACCTTTTGATAATCCAAACCACTCTTGAGAGCCATCTTCCATTGTACGTGGGATAGCTACGGCTGTATAAGTAATACCAGTTGATTTACCAAAGCCATAAACTGTTTTATTTGTTTCGTGTTCAATTAATCCTAATAAGTCTTTTTGAACATCAATTGGCAGTTTATGGAAAGTTAAAGATAATTGTGTTTCACCTGCTGATTTTGCAATCTCAGCAACCTTGTTAGAACCATAAGCTTTTTCTAATTCTTCACCAAATTCAATAGAAAGCTCTTGAACATAATCAACTTCTTTAATACCTGATGTTTTAACTGTTCCATCACTTTCTTCTTGTAATACTGCATAGTACATTTTTCCTAAACCTGTAGCGGCATTATATCTACCCATTTAAATATCCTCCTTAAATTTTTGCATTAAAATAGCCCTTCGTTTCTCACGAAAGGCTAATCAATTAAATATTTTTATCTATATGTCTTAAACCATCTATCGTATAAGGATTTCCACGGTAGCGTCGTGCATCCATATACAGTTTTAAATCTGTGTCATATTCATCAGTTCCATCCACTTGTTTAAATCCTATTGACCATAAGGTTTGACGGATCTCTTCTTGTAGAAGTTTAACCACATCATAATTAGGACCACGAACATCAATTTGATATAGATATTCGGTTGTTAAATTAATATCACTTGCGTAGGTTTCAGGTTGTGGGGACACAAGAGGGTCAATCAATATATAATGATTCGACCTATCTGCCGTCTCGTCATATGTGTAAGCTCGAATTCGACCTGTACAATGTTGAGCAATTGTTGCATTGTTCAATAGATATTTTTTTAAAGTTTTCAACATATCAAACATTTACAAGTCTCCTTCCAATGATTGCTTTATAATTTCTCTGAATGGTCGTTGAGTCATAAACATTGTTCTAGCAATTGCACCTTTACCTCTTGGGTTTGGGTTTTTAATTGTTCCCCATTCGTTTAAATGTATAATCGCATATCGATTCATTGAACCATGCCAGTGAACTTTAACCATTCTTGTTTTCCCGTGAACATAATAAGGGTCAGTAACTGAAACTTCATGAATACTTGCACCTGTATCACGGAACACTTCAAAATTCGCTTTCAACACACCTACAAAGTATTTAGAGCCTTTGTTCAATGCTTTATCTTGAGCTTTGAGCATTTGGGTTTCTCCGTACTTTTCGCCAATCTGCCTAAGCATTTGGTGAACACCTTTAACGTCTACGCTCATTCTGAAATCTTCCCAATAATCTTAATGTTCCTATGGTTATCTGTATCATCAAAGACTTGTTGAATATTGTATTTTTTATTCCTATATTGCGGTAGTTGAATTTCAAAATACATATCATCAGTAATTTCTATATTAATAGGGTGATACGTAACCATAGTTAAACTAGCTTGATTGTTCGTCATATCCAAATCTTTCTGTGATGGTTGATAAACATTAGCAAAACACTTAAAAACGACCTCTTCCACAGTTTCACCAGGAAAAAAGTCGTCTATCGGTGTTGCTTTATAAAATGCAACTGGCGTTCTCATGTCGCCACCAGTCACAAATTCATTACGTTGTAGTACCATCATCTGACACCTCCATGTTCACGATTTGAAATTGAACAATACTAGATAAAAAATTATTATGGAATTCCTCTAGTTTATCGTTGAATACATATCTTGTACGTTCATAAACTAATTCACGACCTAATGAGGATTGTTGCATATCGAAGTCCCCACATTTTGCTTTGATATCTTCATAAGACATCCCTAAATCGTTTTTAATACGATCATCTTCGATATCATAAAAAATTCTATTACGATTTTTGAATTCTTCCACATGCGTATCAGTAATCATTTAAATCACTTCGATTCTCTAACTCGTTCTAAGAAAGGTCCTTTAAAACCATTTGCAGACAAAGTTTTTTCAACTTCATCTGCACGTTTCACTGTCATTTCTACCTTGTCTCCTGCTTTAAGAGACTTTTCTAATTGCTTATCGTTGTAGTTTTTTAACACTTTATAATTGGCCATTATATACACCTCCTATGCTGTCGGCTCAGTTGCTGCAGCGCCAGTTGATGTAGGCGCACCGAATGAACTGAAATCAACATCATATACGAATGAAGTTTTGTTATCATCCGGTTCAGCATATAAGAACTGCTTTGCAGTATATAAGTCCATATCTTCTAATGCTAGTGTTTGGTCAAACTCACGTACGATGACTTCGCTACCTGCATAGAAGTTATAACGTGTTTTATCGAATGCTACTGCTTTACCTTGAGGTACAAATTCAGACTGCTCGAACGTCACGTTAAATGGAACCGGACTTACAAATTGGCCATTGTGTAATTGCATGAATGCAATACCAGTGTAGATATAGTCTGCAGGGTTTAACGCAATAACAACGTTATTTAATACGCTAGCACCTTTAGAACGTTTAACATTACCGTCTTTATCATAGTATTCTTTAATTGATAAGTTTTTGATAATGTTACCAATTTCTTTAATTGATGTTTCTGCATCAGCTAATGTTAATGTTCCTGCAGAAGTTTTTTCTGATACCGCACCGTTTGTACGATTAATTTCATTCATTAATCCTACTGGTTGGTTTTTAGCAGCACCTAAACCTTGAATAGCAGTTTTTTCAATTGCTATTGCGAAAGCTTCTTTGATTTGTGCACGTACATAACGATCAACCCATTGCACACCTGCATCTTTTAAATCTTTTGGTACTACAACAAATGCAGTTGCTTTACCTAAAGTAACGTCTTGTTCAAAGAATGAAGCCTCTAATTGACCTTTAATTTCTGAGAACACTGGACCCCAAACAACTTGACCTTCTGGTACTGAACGAATCACACGTGCACGTAATCCAGTACGTTGAATTGTGATATGTTTCAATAATGGGTGTTCAGTTTCGATATCTTCAAAAATTCGGTCAATCACTGTTTCAGGTAATAATTCTCCATCTTTCCAGTTAGTATCAGTGTTTACATGGTCTTCTGAAACTAATGCGTTGTAGAATTTCTTTTCTTCGTTAGTTAAACGGTTAACATTACGCGCATTTAATACTGCGTTGTCACCTTGTTCTTGTTTCATGTCTTTACGAATAGCGTTTGCTAATTCTTCAGAATAAGCATTCATATATTCTGTGTATTTTTCTTTCACTTCTTCATCAGAAGCTTTAGAACTCATATTCGAAAACTCTTTTAATAATTGTTGAGAGTTTTGAAACTCTTCTCGATTTTCTAAGTCAATTGCCATAATTAAATTCTCCTTTATTATTTAATATTCATATTGAATAAACGTGCAAAACTGTTTTCTGCAGGTTTACTTTCCGTTTGTTTTTCAGTTTCTTCCGAACCTTTGTTATTACCTTTTTTAACTTCTGCTAAAATTTCTTCAAGTTTATCCATTACATCTTCGACAGTAATTTCGCTTGATTCTTTTTGTTGTCCCGGTTGTTGTGGATCTTCGTTACGATATCTAGTCATGAATTTGTCACCTCCCAAGATTGTTGATGTGGTTGCAGCTGCAACTCTTGAATTTTCAGTAATATTGTCGATTAAACCTAGTTTTTTAGCCTCTTTAGCTGTTAGCCATGTTTCTTCATCCATATAATCTTGAAGAAGCGCATGGTCGATGTCAGGGTTCTTATCGACATAACTGTTAAACACAACACTGTTAATTCTTTCTAAATCTTCGGCTTGCTTTTTAAAACTTCTAGCATCACCTTCACCAATTGTCCAAGCATTATGTACCATTAACATGGCGTTACCCGGCATATTAATCGTGTCACCTGCCATTGCAATCACAGAGGCAATACTTGCAGCAAGTCCGTCAACATTGACAGTAATATGAGCATCAAAACGCCTTAACATGTTATAAATCGTTACACCACTGAAAACATCTCCACCGTTACTATTAATGTTTACAACGACTTCATCAACATCACCCATTGCTTTTAATTGTTCTCTTACAGTCTGGGGGCTAATCGTCATGCCTTCGATTGTTTGACTGTCTATAAAGCCATAGATGTCAATTTCATTATTCGCCATTTATATCACCTCCTTCATTACCTGTAGTTTCCTCATCAACGGTTTGATAATTTTTAGTGATAATAAATTTCTGCATTTCTTCACTTCCGATAGGTTCAAAGCCTGTAAGCACTCTTATTTCATCTCTATTGAAAGAACCACTTGCAATGAGTTTGTCTACTGCTTCACTCACTTCAAGTGGTCCTTTTTGATCTATACTTATCGCTTTGATTCGTTTTCCTTCTTTATATCCACGCTCACTAAACAATTTAGCGTTCAATTCATCAGTAATTTTTTCAATAATAGGTTTAATACAGAACTTCATATAGTTATCAGTCATAGCTTCTATGTCTGCCGTATCCCCATTAATCAATCCAACTGGAATTCCAAGGTTTCTAGCTACATAATTTAATAACTGATTAGGTACTTTAGCCATATCATCAATTTGTGATGATGTTTTCGTACCATTACCGTTTGAATGTTCTTCATATTTATAACCTTTTTGAACTGGAACAATAGCTATGTCATTACTTTCAAAGGCTTTATATGCATTATTAATAAATCTCTGCATATCATCGTTACTTGCGTTGGTTAATGGTGTATTAGCCTCCATACCTAAGGTAGCTCTTATCTGGTTGTTCATTAAATTAGACTTAATCATGCGACCAAAGATATCTCCATAATCATTAAACAAGCCATATAACATGTTTGTAATTGCTTCATTGTTGTATTCAAGGTATATCACTTCACTCATTCTAAATGAACGTTCAAACTCGAACTCTCCTACAATGATGTGGTCAAATATGTCGTCATAGAGTGCGTATTCTTCTCTCACAAAATCATCTGCAATAACTAAATCCTTTGAATCAGTAACAACAATTAACACTTCATTATCATAAATCAACTTTCGTATTACCTTTTGCCAAAATGTTGCAGCACTTTCATCGGTATTTGGCCTAACATTCAATTTATAGTGGGTTGTTGAAGATGTATCTTTACTTTCACTATCGATAATTTCAAATTTAGTTTGACTAATTGTTCTAGCTATATGATTTATACACGTATCTAATGCCCACCTTTTTATGTAAGCTTTGTGAGAAGTTTCATGTAACAATTCAAAGTCGTAACTAAACTCGATTGCTTCGTTTCTTCCCATAATTCTATCGAATATACTCAAAATCTCACCTCCTAAAAGCTAATATCTGCCATAATAAACGGTTGATCATACTCTAATATCTCATCTGCACGATAAAGCGCGTGTAACATGGCATGGAAACCATCAGTTTTACGTCTAACTTCATCTTTTTTGATGTATTTCTTACTACCATCTGGCTGCATTTTGACTGCCACATTGTTGGTGAACCATCTCATCAATGGATTGTCCCCAAAGGTAATTTGTTTCTTAGCAAACATGGTGTCAATTCTAGGTGCAAGCAAACCATGTATAGCAGTTGGGTTCTTGATCACTTCTAATGGTATACCTGCCTCTTCAAATGGTCGTCTAACAATATCGGTTCTGAAATTATCTGATATCACTTTAGTTAAATTGTATTTACTTTGTTGTTGCATAAACCAATTAACGATATATGAAATATCAATCACATCATCATCTACAATTGTTAACAAGCCATCATCTGCCCATTGTTCAATTGGAGGCTCTAAATGAGTGGTTTCTAAAAATTCACGTCTGATAAATGAATGTGTTAACCAGTAATACTCATCATTTTCTCTAAACAATAAGCCCACACTAGCAAAGTCTCTAACTAATGCATAGTCAAGACCTCCAATGCAGGCTTTATTTTCGAGATTAGGTAAAGGTTTATTCGTAGCTTTGATTTCTTCCCACGGCGCAACAACTTTTTCTTCATCAACTTCTGGTAAGTTCATTCGTTTTGTCATAAATTCCGGTTTGTTTGAACGATTGATGTGTAACACGTTATATTCTTCTTTAATTTTACGCTTTAAGTTTTTGGCATAACTGGTTAATGGCGGATGCAACATAGGATTAGCTTTCTCCCACATTGTTTCATCATCAACTTCTTTAGGGTCGTCGAGTTTACAATAAAACGGGAATATTCTATCTTCTGAATTATTACCTGCTAAGACTTCTAAGATCCTATCTTTCATACCATCCATAAAACCTTCACGGACAAAACCATCAGTTGAGATATAGAATGTTCTATCATGAGGCACTTTACCTAATCCACCACGCTTAACGTTAACCATATCAGCCGTTTCATATATAGCTATCTCATCAAAGATGACACAACCTTCACGTCCACCATCTTTAGTTTTCGTATTTGAAGTATTATATTTGATTATCGATTGCGTAGACCTATTTTTAATTTCAGTTTTACTTACTTCATAAGGTGCTTTAGGTCTTTCTGCTACTTTATTTCGTTTATGTTCAAGCAAAGTATTATATATTTCATTAAATGATGTTTTCGCTTGGTCCTCACTGTTTGCAACAATTGAAATGTCATATTTCTTAATACCATGTATTGGTGTAGTGAAGAAATCACTAATTGCGCTTATGAAACCATTTTTACCTGCACCACGCCCCATGAATAAAGCAAATTCTGTGAAATATGGAGTATCTAACTCTTCATCCATCAAGAACAAAAAAGCAATGATGAATTTCTGAAAGGCTTGTACTGGAAAGTACCATTTATCAATGAATCTGATACACTTATCTATCTTTTCATCATCAAAGTATATATTATCTTTCACTAAAACATGATTTTCTAAGTAGTTAATTAGATCAATACGTTCTTGATTTAAAATGATTTTACCGTCACGCCATTGTTGAATGTATTCATCTACATATTTGTTACGAATCATACATAATCATCTACTGGTTCGTCGGTTTCAATCGGTTTGGCGTCTTTCGGTAATAAATCGGTTAATTGTTTCATCACACGTTGATAAGATTGGTCACGTGTATTGTACAAACGAGCAATTGGTCGTTCACGCTCATAGGCAGGTACATTTTGAGATTGTTGGAACATGTCGTATTCGCCATTCTCTTGAATATCTTCCCACATATAGTTCAACATCACTCGCATACGTGCTGCTTGAATGATAAGTCCTTGAACTACATTCTGTTTTTCTTGTGGGATATCTTTGAAGATGGCATGGAGCCTTTTTTCTTCTTTATCGACTAACTTTTCACGCTCTTTGCGTTGTTTTGCAGTTAATTGCATTGACTTCACTCCTTTCTACTTTATTGGGCGGGGGTTAGGGTTACATATGAAATAATTATGAAAACTTGCGAAATCGAGCCCTCACGCCGTTCTCCCTATCGGGAAATAATTGGGAAATGATTTTACCGGGGGGCGTATGATTTTACCAAAGTTCATCTTTCCATTTAATTTCTTTTGGTTTGAATTGATTTCCACCATATTGAAACCTTTGATGTCTTTTATTATGACAAGCTTTACAGAGTACACGCAGATTATCAGGCTCTAATTTTAAATCTGGTCTATCCTGTAATTCTTCAATGTGGTCCACTTCTAAATTATCAGTCGTCACTTTACCTTCTTTACTGCACCATTCACATTCATAGTGAGCACGTTTCAACACTTGTTGTCTAACATCTTCCCAAGATTTACTATTGTAGAATCGTTTACGTTCTTTGTATTCATTGTAATCTTCCATAGTTAAACCTCTTATATAACAAAGAAAGACACACCACTATGTGATGTGCCTCATGTATTCGTATCGTATGCCTCTAGTATAATGTTATTGATATCACTAATGCACACATGGTTCGAATGGTTCGATGTGTTCGATTGGTTCGATTAATCATAGTGACCTTGTTGTGCATCCATGTATACATTAACTATTTCATTCACACATCCATAGAATGTTGACTTACTCTTTATCTCCATGAGCTCCATGATAGTCTTGTGCTTGATGCCTATCTTAATTAATTGAAGTATGTGATAGTTCATCTCATTAGTTACATACTCCTCATACTTATCTATGAACTGTAGTTTATTAAGTAGCTTAACATTACGTCGATACTCTCTATTCCTATCTAAAACTTTAACTAATACTTTATCACCTGTTCCGCCTTTGGCTTTAGGCATTACTGCTTCTATACCATATTGTGCAGTAGATGTACTGTCTGCATCATATACCTGTGCTTCAATAATATTACGCATCCACTTATAATTGTCTATCATGTTTCTTACTTCGTCACGTGTATACATCTACTACCTCCATTACTTATTACAATTAGTCATATCTATATCATCGTTAACTAATTCCTTTACCGATATATTCAATCTCTTTGCAGTTAATAACGCTGTATTCACACTTGGGCACTTCCTACTATTCTCCATGTCTGACAAGTACGATTGGCTTATCCCCATTTTATCTCCCATCTCTTGTTGAGTAAGCTTCATTTTCTTTCTAATTCTTTTAAGGTTATCACCAAATGTCATAAAACTACCTCCACTACTTACGTTTCTCATCTATATATCTAACAATGTAATCGTTCATGTAAGCATTAGCATATTTATATTCTTCTAATTCTTTCCGTTGTTCGTGTTGTACACCTAGAGAGATGAGACAAACAACACCTAATAGTATTGATATGATTATCCACATTAGTCAGATACCTCCGCGTTTAAATGGATATGATCATCTTGCGTAAAATCCTGTGGCGCTTCTATATCATCGTTAGATGTATATTTAATTAATAATTGTTCTGTCACGTACTTACCTAACTCATACATTGCTAGTGTGAATATTAGTTTTGAAATGTGTTTAATCATTGTCTGCCTCCTCATTAAAAACATCTAATCTCGTTCTGCTAGTTACTAGTTTTAAATCCCTTAGTCCCCGAATGAATTCTTCTCTACGTTTTTTGTCTTTAAATATCTTCATTGCCTCTTCTTTACTCTCTGCCTCAACCACCGTAAACGTTTGATTCTCTCTAGCTTTAGTCGCATGTTTGTGTTGTATACCTGAGCTATCTGTGAATGTTGTGATTAGGAATTGCATGAAATCACTCCTCACCTAAATTGATTTTTCTAACCCTGCTTACTACCAAAGTAAACATAGTCAATATAGAAAATAACCACTCGTTATACTTATATCCAACAGCTAATATTGTTAGCGTTAAAACAATACAACTTAATTCAGCTAGTCTTTCCATCCTTGCATTCGTAAATTTATGATTAATTAAAAACTCTAATGTCATACCTAAAATTATAATTACTCCTAACGCTAATACACTCACTTCCCCAGCACCTCCCGAATTTTAGTCAGAATATCTTTATCCTTCGATGTCTTCTGATTTGATGAAGCTCCCGTCTTTTGACATAACTCCTGTTCTGTCTTTAATCTCTCCATAAGCTTGTTCTAAACACTCCTGTAACGTCATATTATTTTGTTGGGCCAATATCACTAAAGTAACAACAACGTCTCCTATACCGTCTCTGAGAGCGTCTGTGTTGTCTCTGCATAGTGCAGCAGCAACCTCACCCATCTCCTCGGAGCTTTTAGCGTATTGTGTAAAGCTATTGCCATTGTTTAGTCCTTTATCGATACTCCATTGTTCTACTGCATTTACTAATTGATCTACTGTTAATTGATTAGTCATTTTGTTCCTCCTCATCACTTTTTAATTTATCGCCGTGTTTAATTATTATGTCCGCAATGGTTTTTATAGTTTCTTTATGTGTTTTGCTATTTAATTCTTCAGAAGTTAAAAAGTCAATCAATTCCACTACAGTGTATTTAGCGTGGTATAACTTCTTCACTTCCGCCAACAACACTTCTGTGTCATTGCCGTTATACGCCCCCGCACTAATAATGGCTTGCTCAATCTGTTCACGGTTAGTCATTTTGTTCCTCCTCGTTTGGATAAAATTTAATAAACATTTTGTTGCCATGTTTATCTCTAGCTACTAACTCTTCGTATTCATCATGTGATACATATTTTTCAATTACGCAGTTTTGCAACATCTGCATCATTTGCATATGTTTTTCTGCTCTCATCACTCTTCACGCTCCAAATTATTAATAACTATTTTAGTTACTGTGTTATTCATATTTTTTATTACATCGTTATCTTCAGATAATACAGTTAATGCTATCTCATCAAACGCTTTTGCTTTCTTCTCCAACTCTGCGTTGTATTTTATTACGCTTGCATTGCTTTTAATTAACTCATCATGCTCTTTAGATGTCTCATATAAATTCTTTTCTATTTCATAACTCAACTTAATTTCTTTATCTAATTTTTCTTCGAACTCTACATTACGCTCACGCAACTGAGCTATATCGTTAATGAGTTCGTCACGTTGTTGTTTGTATGAATCGCGTTCTTTTTCAATATCCCAGTACATTTGTAATACTACACTTGCAAATTTTCCGGGATTTTCTGTAAATTTTCTAATAATAACCTTTACATTTTTACCAAGTCGTTGAAATTCCTCTATTTTCATTACTCAACCTCCTAAAATAAAGTTAGTTGTCTTTCATCTTCCAAACTTAATCCGTGTTGCTTAATATACTCGTTAAACTCTTGCTCATTGTTAAATGTCAACTTAATACCTGACCATTTCGTCTTGTGATGACCGTGTAGGTAATACACATCATTTACTATGTGCATATGCGCCACTCTTTTATCGTCTTGGTACAAGTAACGCTTGGTACCGAAATACTGGTTAAGGAATGCCTTTTTATCTTTCATTGCTTTCATTCCATTTCGAATTAGGTTTGATTAATTGGTTAATGTGCAGATCATCATTCAACGAACGTATCTCATTACCTGTATCATAAAAGACATTGGCTAAATATCTTCCGAAAGCGTCATCTTTATACGTCTGAACATATATCTTCTTATTTTCTACACATTGCTTAGTAAAGTTAGTAGCTTTACTATAATTTTCTTGTCCTCTCTCTGGTGTATCAACATTGAGTAACCTGACACGCCTTTTAGCAAATGTTTCAAACCCTAAATCTATATCTATATCTATCGTGTCCCCGTCAACAACATTGGTACATGTTGCTTTAAATGTGTATAGTTGGTTTTTGATATTCATCTCATACACTCCCTGTTACTGTGTTTATGTTCTTCTAATACTTTCATCACGACTTTATTGCTACCTAATTTAATTACAAAGCCCTGGACACCTTTTTCATGTAATTCACGATTAATCTGTGTAGGCATCTTGCCTTTAGTGTTGTATCTATATCTCTGGTTGATCGTTGACGATAGTTCGTATGTGCTAGTTGTCATTGTTTGTGTCCCACTTATCAAATACGCGTTGCAAGTACCATCTCGCTTTGTCGATATCTTCCTTACCGTTCTTATGATTTGCTCTAGCGATATATTTAATTGCCGACCCGATTGCAAATGCTAATTCTGGTGGGTACTGAGCTGTTACTTGTTCGATGAAATCTATAATTTCAATGTCGCCATATGTGTAATGCGGTGGTTGTTTAACCATATCCACTTTCTGATTACTAATAATTGTCATTGTCATCTACACCTTTACTATGTCGTATTTATCGTCTATCACTACTAATTCACTACCTACTCGTACTTTTAGGTATGGTTTGCCTTTAAAGTTGTAATGGAGTTCTTCCACCACTGCAGGAAATGAGTTGGTTGCGTTTGGATATTTGAACCAAATGTCATCACCTGGTTTTAATTCATGTAATTCCATTTGCTTATCCCCTTTGCACTCTACCGTAAGAGTCGGTTTTAACTCTGGCGATTAAGTTGTTTTCTAACGATCTAGCGTATATACTGCGTTTGTGTTTTTGTGGTACGTTGAACAAGTGTGGTTTCTTTCTACGTAATTCTTGTTCTTCTCTTGTAGCTATTCTTTGCTCGCGTTCCCTATCTTCAATTTCTAACTTCATAGCGCCTTTATCAGCATTTATAGGTCTAGCTATGAAATATGTTGGTTTATAACCATTCTCAATAATACGTCGTCTAATGTCATAATCACTTAAACCATTATTGATAGCTGTTTCATAAATCTCTATAGGTACATCAATCTTTGTCGAATTGATTGATAACGGGACGTATATGTCGCCAAATTCATCTCTATATCTTCCAACCGTTCTAACCATTTACTCCACCTCTACTAATTCAATCAATTCTAAATCTTCATGCATCAATTCTTTTTCTGGGTTCTTTGCGATTAAATCTAAAAGTCGTTCGCGTTCTTCTTCTGTAGTGATTCTGTTATTGATCCAAACAGAGTACTTCACACGCACTTTTAGTTTTGCTTCAACTTCGATGGTTTCTTCTCTGTGTTCCAATTAGTCCACTTCCTTTATGACCATGACAATTTTCGATTCTTCGGCATACATCTTGTAACTGTCTATATGCACTACTTGATTATCGTCTTGCCACACATGGTTATTTGCAGCGTCTAATACTGTTTTAATCAAATTATCTACATCCGGTTTAGTACGTTTATATGTGCCTAATGCAATCAACTTTCTTTTCTTGGACCAACTTTTAGGTGGTTCAAAGTAAAAATACAATGACACTTTCAAATTTTTATCAGTTAATAATTTGGGCATTTGTTCTTGTATATATGCCTTATGCTTTGTATATGACGTCGGCATGTAAGTTTGTACAAATCTACCAGCATTTCGAAATCGTGGCCGTGGCGACCCAATAGGCGCTTTATACGTCTCATTAAATTTAATTTCTATTTCCATATGCCACCTCTACAAATATTCGAATAGATTCGCTTGTAATCCTAGTTCTTGCTCATATAAAAGCCCATACACGCCCTTAAATCGTTTTAGCTCACTATCTGTCATAATCTTCTTTTCGTCGCTAAAATGGGCTCCTGTGAGCGAATAAACCTCATTGGTGTTATCTTCGTACTTGATGACCTTAATATCTTCTGTGCCATCAGCTCTATATAGGTAATATTTTTCCTTTGCCATTTATAACACTCCTAATATTCGACAACAGCAGGACGTATAAGACGTTCTGCAAGTTTTCTATAGTAAGTATCTTCCAACTTCTTTTCGTCGCCCTGTGAGTCGTCTATGAGTTTCTGAGCATACACATCGGAACACTCAAGATTTTGTTTGATTTCTTGTAATGTAATCAAAATTTAAGCCCCCTTGTTCTGTAATCTTGACCGTCCATTTTGATTAGCGTTGTATTACTCATAATTCTGCTAAATATACGTTGCATATCTTTATTTCTAGTCATTTCTTTTTCATCTAGGTTAGTTGTAAATATATTGTGTTTACCTACTCTGCTTTCGACTAACTCGAACATCTTACTTGTTGCAAATTCATTCATGTTGATACCAAAATCATCAAATACCATTAGATCAACATCACTAATAATTTGTGCTAGCTCTTGTTCAGTCATACCATTTCTGTTGTTGTTGTAGGTATTTTTAATTGTGGAAATGAGCTTTGGTACGTTCATATAAAGCACTGTGTAACCTTTTGCCTTAACTTCTTTTACAATACTCATAGATAAATGTGACTTACCTGTACCAAATGACCCTTGAATCAATAGAGATTGTTTATTATCTAATGTGAAATTTTGGGCATACCTTTGGCACAAACCTTTAGCATATTTTAGCTTTTCTGATGTTGGTTCGTAGTTATCAAAAGTTACTTGAGCTAAATTATCGTTAATTATCGATTGCTTAAATATCTTCTCTGCTTTTGCCTTACGTTGTTTCTTTCGATAATTTTCTGTAGATTCTTTGGCTAGTGCAATCATGTCGCAGTCACAACCATCTTTGACCACTTGCCCATTATCAAATTCGTAGTAGTCATATTTACGACCACAATCTTTACAATGTAATTCAAACTCTTGTTTAACTATTTTATTTCTAAAACCTGCTTGTTTTGCTAGGTTCTGGAAAGCCTCCATTTAATCACTCCTTTAGAACGGTAGATTTTCCATATCCAATGGTTGTGCATTTTCAAATGCGTTAGCGTACGGGTTGTTAGGTTGTGTATTAGTTTCTTGATTGAGATATCCCTCAAATTTAGTGCCAAATAATGTTTCGGGTCGTAAATATTTTTCTTGGCTTGTTCCTAACCATTCTGATGTTTTTATATCTATCACTTTTTTAAAGTCATCTAATCTAAAATCTTCATTCCATCTTGCTTCAATACATCTTTTGCTTTTACCGGTATTATGTTTAAATTGTTTGCCTGCTTTTTCATTTAAATAACCAATAATTTCTTTATAGGGAATCGGAGAAACAGTCGGGTTGCCCGACAATATATCTTTTGTAGTAATCTCTGTTGTATTCTCTGTAGTAATCTCTGTTAAAGATTCTTGAGTTTCTTCACTATCCATTCTTAAGTTTGTTAAGTTTCCATTCTTAAGTTTCTTAAGAATCCATTCTGAAACTTCTTTAGTATCGACTTTGTAGTGTAAAGTAGGTGCGCCGTTAGCTTTTTTGAGTGCTGTATCAACAAAACCTAATCCTTTTAATTTCTTCGTTGCTCGTCTTACTTGATATTCTGTAAGATGCAACTCTTCGAACCATTCATTGTAAGATTTATAGAAATAGCCATCTTTCCTACTTGTTCTATCAGACCAATAAATCATTTGATTTAGTAATGCGGCACTTGGATAATCCTCAGTAATTTTTAGATATATGGCAGGTATAGGAATAATGTTGTTTTGGCCACTGAATTGAGTAATAATTGATGAAATGTAATCTCTGTTATTCATCATCAGCACCCTCTTTTAGCGCTTTTATCTTATCTGGTATTTCCCAGTTAGTTATGAATTTTTTGAGTTCATCAGTTATAGACACTTTATTTAAAATGGCATCAGATCCATATAGAAAAACAACTATTTTGTTATATGCTAAAGCTGCCTTTTCTCTACTGTCGAAGTATTCTGTGCTATATAGTTTTCCTTTATATTTTTTTCTAGCAGAAAACTTAGAAGGCATATCTGTATGATTACCAATACCTCTGTAACCATATTTATTTGTATTTCTTGTATTGTTAAATCCTTTATGGGGGAAATAGTCTCTTTTTTGACGTGAGTCATTGCCAATAATGTTTTTAAATCCATTACCTCCCCAAAATTCATCAACAGCCCGATTATAAGATTTAGCTGCCATATCTTCCGATTCGAAAAATCCTAAATGCTTTTGTTTACCTTCAACATTTATTTTTGCAACCCATTTATTAGTGTCTTTCCGCCAATTCACTCCTTTGTATTTAGAAGAACCGTTACTTTTCGGTTTTCCCCATCTTGATCGACTACCTTTTGTAGTTAAATTATTCTTAGTAAAATCGTTGTTTTTATTTTTTTGAAAACTGCCATTTTGTATATATGTCGTTAACAAAATGTCCTTTCTTTTAACTCCGATTTTAGTATGGATATATCTTGTATTACCTTTAAAATATTTGCGCCAAATATGTTGATTCACTCTCTCGTAATCATCATCATCAACAAAAATTTCTTCTCCATCTTGTAAAAATATTGATTTAACCATTGTTCTCACTCCCCGTACAATATCCATTCTGAAGTTGTATTGTATTCTTCTGCTATTTTCCTAACAGTTTTCATCGGTGGTAATTGCCATCTATTCTCCCAGCGATTAACTGCTATGCGTCCAACTCCCACACGTTCTCCAAATTCAACTTGTGATAATTTTTCATTCATTCTTAAACTATTTATTCTATGAGCGATACGCATTCTATCTTCAAGCGTAATCATTCTTGATTTCATTTTGTTTTACTCCTTTCTGGTATAATATTTTTTTGAGGTGATATAAATTGAATTGGATTTCTATAACTGCGTTAATAGTTTCAATTATTTCTTTATGTTTAACAGCTTATAAATATTGGTATGACTACAAAGAAAATCAATTAAAAATTTCAGTAGACCTAAAAAACCACTTTGTTTTAGGAGAAAGAAATGTGTTTGAATTGAATTTAGTGAACGAAACTAAAAATCCAGTTTCGGTTACTAAAATTCTCTTAATTGATGAATCTAAAAATTCTAAGTTTGAATGTATTCAAAACAAAGTGCTATTAACTAAAACAAAGCACATTAGAAACGAAAGTACCATGTTACCAATCAATTTAAATCCTTATGCTTCTCATAAGAGTTTTATAGTTTTTGATTTAGAGAAAATATTAGATGTTTATAATTTTGAAATTTATACTAGTAAAGGTGTTTATATTACTAATTACAAAGAGAAACAATTGAAAGAACAATCGCTATTAAATTTAGGATCAGTATCGATAAATAAATGATATGGTCACTTTTTTTCATACATTCTCTCTCCTTTCAACATTGCATTAAGACGATCATCAACTTTAATCCAGCTTTTATGAAGATGATATTTATCATCAAATGACTTAACACCAATCGCATGTTGTTCGTTATGATGTTTTCTACATAACGCCAATATGTGTTTATCGTAGTGATTCATCTTATTCCTGTTCATTCCTCTACCTACTGACTCATAGTGTGCTAAGTCACTACCAGGAACGCCACATATGACACAGTTACGATTGACCGTCGACCAATAAAGAAATGCTCTATCATTTTTTAGTAGGTCGCTTGTTTTATAGTTAAGTGGTATATCATTGTGAAATATCCAATCCAATGTTACTTCTATAACTTGACTTGCTTGTGTACGTGTACAGTCACTTAACGAAATGCGTTTGTCGTAGCCGTAGTAAGTCCGAACGTATTCGATGAACAAATGTCTCATGTAGTCCATCGGCGAGCCTGTGTGAGCCTCTATGTCCTTTACAAGTGCAAATATCTTTCTGCGTTGTTTGTCAGTGATTTTGAAAGGGTCTACGACTTGCACATCGACTTCAACTTCTAGTCCATTATCGAGTAGTAGAGTTCCTTTATTTCCTAACTCCACACCTTCAATGACAACAGTTGTCGTGCCGTCATCTTGAGTGATGTAACTTTTGATTAAAGCCATTTAACCACGTCCTAAAACGGTAACGTGTCATCAGAGATATCTGCACCGTTATCAAAAGGATTATTACCACTTTGAGCTTGTCTGCTTTGTTGTTGGGGTTGGCTATTAGGTTGGTTATTGTTCTTTGGTTCTAAAAATTGGACGCTATCACAAACTACCTCAGTAACAAATACGCGTTTACCATCTTGATTTTCATAACTACGAGATTGCATTCTTCCGTCAACACCAACTAATGAACCTTTTGATAAAAATCTATTTACGTTATCTGCTTGTTTTCTAAAAGTTACACAGTTAATAAAATCTGCATCACGTTCTCCTTGTGCGTTTGTGAATGTACGATTTACTGCTAGTGTAAAAGTCGCAACACTTACACCATTTGGCGTTGTTCTAAATTCTGGGTCTTTCGTTAATCTTCCTACTAATACAACTCTGTTTAACATTAGTCATTACCTCCGCTTATTTTTTTTGCATTGTTTTGTATTTTGTTGATTATTTGTACTGCTTCATTTTCTGTTAGATCGTAGTTTTTAACTCCAAATCGTTGCTCAACAACGTTTTGTGACGCTTCATTTTTAGTACCTTTAATTAAATTCGTGAAGTTGATAACTTCTTTTTTTAATGTCCCTATGGTTTGACTGCTCGCTTTTTGTGGCTGTGTTTGTTTATTTTTATTATTCTTGCCACTAGCCTCATTACCGTCATCATCTTGATCACTCGTAATTCCGAATACTGCACTTAATGAATAACGACGCATGTATGTTAATGCTGAACCTACACCTTGTGCCGTATTCTTATCTGGTTTAGTTGTTGCAGGTGGAAATTCTATGAATTCGCCACTTTCATGTAGTAACACTGTTGATATTCCTACTAGTCCGTTTTCTGTTGTCACTGGATACTGTGAGTACGTGAAACCATGTTTTGGTGCTACATCATCGATTGCCTCAACAACATTCTCAAGTGGCACGTATTTACTTTTAAAAAACGGGTTGTTTGCGTCTTTCATTGGCTGTTTTACTTCTTTGTGGAAGTTAGCTAATGCTTTATTAATTTCGGTTATCGATTCTGATTTATTCATACTCAACCTCCTCATATTCAGTTGTTTCAGTTACTGTCTTTTTAATTGCTTTATGCTTTGTCATGTCAATCACTGCATTATCCATACCGTCAAAATCTTTAGCGTCTCGTCTGTTAGTTGAATATTTAATATCTGGAAAATTTTCGCTAGGTCGATTAGTGATATATATGTCATCATCAACATCTTTAAGTTTGATGAGATAAGTCACTGTCTCTTTCATCTATCAAACACTCTCCTTTGATTACTTTTTTAGCTAGTTCAAAATTGGTTAGCATTTCACCTTCTGAATGAATTGTGTTGTCTATTTGAAGAACGCTCACACCGTTTGTATGATAATGTGAGAACCAAATAACATCGTATTTATAGTCGACTTGAAAACGATTGTTTGGTATCAAATCCATCAAGTCACGTGCCATTCGTTTAAATTTATGTTGTTTCATTTGTACCTCCGTGATACATTAATAGTAGTTAAATTATGTGACTGTTTGCTTTGACTGTTTGCTAATTGCCGTTAGCATTCAGTCTTTTTTTATTTGAAAAAACTCATATTCGAAAAATACAAATGCTGCGATACTAATTAACATTGCGAGACCTAATGCAGTTGTGAAGTAGATACCTGCAAATGTAAGTGCTAGTGATAGTACAATCCATGATAGTAATGCGATTAAGAATGATTTGTTCATTGGTAAACCTCCTTTCTAAATAAATTTTCGTGATATAATCCTTTTATCGCTACTGCGATAGTGGGTGGTGTAATGACAATGAGCATGAAACGTGATATCGATAAGATGTTTAGAAATCTTGAAAAAGATATGAAATCAGAAGTTTCTAAACAAGCTATGAATGATAAACATGAAATTGTTTGTCCTGAATGTGATAAAAATCGAAAGATTTCATTTAAAAATGGTAAAGGTAAATGTCCCAAATGCGGGTCAACTATTACACTTGATTTAAATTGGGAGTAAACTCTTTCAGTTTTTCTTTTGTCTCATTCAAAGTTTTTTTAAGTTCATTTAAATTTGTTATTTCCATTCGAACTTTATAATTTTTAATTTTTCTAGCATTCCTAACTTCCTCGACCAAAAGTGCTGTTAGGAGTGCTATTTTAATGAGTTGTAGTTTGCTCATTTTTATCTCCCCTTTCCATGTATTTCTTCGAAATGTTCTTCGATGAATTTATTCATCTTTCTAGCGTTGAATCTCCAACGATTTAAACTTTCATCTGGATAGTGTGCGATGCCTTGCTTTTTAAGTAATTTCTCAAATTTCGGATTGAATAGTAATCTGTCTTTAATAGTGTCGTCAGATGACATTTTTAATTTGCGTTTCAATTCTTTTAAGTCCCAAACTGGATCTAGTGAGTAATTTATTAACTCATCGTATTCATCTTTAGCAACAAGTACGTGTGTGTCTGGTATTGGGACAGATACGGTTAAAGTTTGCGTCATCTTAGGTGCTCCTTTCGTGTATAATGTTGTTATCCCTTTACGAAGGGAGGTGTTGCATATGGCTAAGGATCATATGACCATCGAGACATCTTGTCCTAATTGTGGTAAACGCATGAAAATTATGACCAAGAAGAAACACAATAAATGTCCAAGATGTAAACTCGATTTTGTTAGAAAGTAGTCTCGAATGGTATACCTTCATCAATTAATTCATCAATCGTGTTTTTAGATTTTTCTAATTCTCTAATAGCTTTATTTATCTTTAATTGTTTAACTTCTAAATCCTTAGTATTAATGTTTAATTGGTGAATAACTTTAGGTCCTTTTCTATCAAGCACCTTTTTAGTAACTATTACAGTAGTTGCTATTAAGAGTGATTTTTTGATTAGATTTAAATATTTCATTCCATTTCCTCCTTTAAATTGTTTGTTCGATTGTGGGTTAAAATATATAAATTTATCTTTTTGCTATACTCCTTATGAGGAGGTGATACTGTGCTTACTAATGAAGCTGAGTTTGTTTTACTTCAACTTTATCGTTGTTATGAAGACGATATTCAAGATGGTAAAACCAAAAGAGAAGCAAGATATTTTGAAGATGAACATAGTGTTCGTGATAATTACTTTATTGGTATAAATTCAGAAGATTTTCATTTAGCTTTAATGGAACTGTCAAACCACGGCTATTTAAATACACCGAAACCCACAATGGATGGTTATCCGGAATTTATACTTGAACCATTAGCTATAGCTGAAATGCAAAATCGTTATACAAAGAATCTAAATAAAGTTCTAAAAAGGATTAACGAATTGAAAAAGTTAATTCTTTTTTAGACCCACCACTTCCCAATCATCAGCTAATAAGTCTTCTGCCATTGGTTGCCACAATGGATAGAAGGCTTTTTGCCTTGGCTTTACAACTACGTATCCATAACTATTTGTAGGTAAAAGTTCTAAGTTGTCTCCTGGTTTTCTAAATGTTTCGTATTCAGATGAGCGATAAATTGGTTTACCTCTTTCCATAGCTAACTTTGTTGCCTCTTGTATGTTCATATCTTCCTCCTTTAAGTTGTTTGTTCGATTGTGGGTTAAGCTAGTCTCTCCAAAATGCCGTAATCTCCATGTCTTTCTGCTGTATCTATTTGTTTGTCTGTAAGTCTTAAAAAATGAGGTGGCATATTTACTAATTCTAGATTTCCTATAAATTCCATAGCTTTTTCGAAGTCGACATGTCTAATTGTTGTGTAAGTAATTGAATTGAAATGTCTATTAAGTGTCGAATAAATACCTTGAATAAAGTGACAGCGTTTTTTATGGTAAAGTTCTTTAGATACATGCTCTTTGAAAAATTGGTCGGTTAAATAATATGAGTGCTCTCCTACTTTTGATTGAATATACTTTCCTTCACCACGACTTAATACGTTGTTTTTTTCATTTTCTTCCATACGTTTATTGAGTCTGTTTTCCGTATCAATCATTTTGCTTTCAAACTCATTCATTTTTTCATCTTGTTCTTTCATTTTTTTATCGTGCTCTTCCATTTTGATAAAAAGTTCTCTGCTAAATTCTGCTTGCTGCACTAATTGGTCTGCTTGTCGTCTACTGATATCGATTAAATTTTTAGACATCGATTACATCTCCTTTGTTAAGTTGTTGGTTTAATTTTTTTGATAAATCGAGTAAATCATCTGCTATCTTTTTAATAGGCTTAATCGCATATTCATTACTTAAAATGTATTCATCATGAATAAAGTAAGTCATTGGCGCTATTTCTTTGATAAGTGCCTCGCCTTTTTTAACAAGGTCATACACTTCTTTTTGTGCTTTTAATCTGCGTTGTCCATCATCTAGTTTTCTGTTCATATCGCCTAACGCTTTATTCAATTCATCATATTTCTGCGACTTCTCACTCACTTCATCTCTGCGTTGTTCTATTTCCTTGATGTCTTTTTCTAACTTCTCATTACGTTGTTGAATGAGCTTTTGTTGGTGTCTTGATTGATCGAGTGCATTTTTCGTTTGTTGATAATCTTCTGGTTCAATGTACTTCTCAATCACTTCTGGTTCTCTATTCTGTTCATCTTCTAATTGCTTACGTGCAATTGACTCTGAACGTTGTGCTTGTTCTACTTGTGATTGGAGTTGGGCGTTTTGTTCGTCGCGTTGTTTGAGTTGTTTCTTTAACTCTCGTAATTCTCGAACTGTCATTTCATCTGGAGTTTTAAGTTCTCCTTTTGAAGTAGTATGTTCTTTGGTACGTTCAGGTTTTGGCAAACTAGCGATTTCATGTAGAGCTGATATACCAATATTTCGTAACGTTGCGAAATTTGAATTATCAAATTCATCAAAAACCTTTATATATTTAGCTGAATAATCTTTAGATATGTTCACTTTTTCAAGCCACTTACCAAACTCTCCATGCGCTAAGTCATTTTCTTTCACGTGTTTCAATCTACGACCAATCTCAAAGATAGATTGACCAGCAATATTTTGGTAACTCTTGATTTCTGTTTCTATTGTGGTTAAGTCATTGCTAAGTTGTAATTCGTTCAATCTCGTATGCTCCTTTCTGGTATACTTTACTTATCTCTTTATGAAAGGAGGTTTGAATTTATGGCTAAAACTGATAAGGAACTAGCGGTTGAGCTAACACTTGCTACTATTGATATGGTTACTAATCATAAGTTGCAAAATGGCGCCCCTAGTCTTAAACCTGTTTCTCCTAAAGAAATAAATGAGTTCTTAAAATCTTATTATTCTACTCTTAAATCTCTGAAAGATTCTTAGGTCGATTAAGCAATTGTTCTATAACTGTTACAGCAGCATATAGAATGATTGCTTTTTTAATTGGTTTTAAATCTTGCATGTGGTTTCCTCCTATTAAGTTGTTTGATGTTCTTTTGTCGTATTTTCACGACTTTCAGTTAAAAAATATATGTCTGCACTAATATCTAAGTACAAACAAATTTTTCTAACTTCCGTCATAGAAAAATCATTACCATCAGTTCTATTTAATTTTTTGTTAACAGTAATTCTATGAATATCAAGTAGTTCAGCTAAATCTTTATTTTTGATATTTCTTTCTGTTAACAAACCTTTTAATTTGTTGTAACCACTCATTATGTCACCTCTTTCTATGTCGTGTTTTTACGACTTGTTTATTATAATACATGAACTAGTAGTCTTTCGCAATACTTTTGTCGTATTTTTATAACTTTTTTATTTCTTCCTATATATATGTGTTGTAAATAAACAACACATAGTGTATATTATTCTTGTAAGGAAAATTAACGATAAGGAGTTAAAACAAATGACTTTCGGAGATAGAATAAGAAAATTAAGAAAGCAAAAAGGTTTAACTTTGCAACAACTAAGCGATGAGTTACACGAACAATTTCCTGCTAAAGATAAAAAGAACAGTTTTACTAAAGGTAAATTATCTAATTGGGAAAACGACAAATCAGAACCTATAGCAAAAACAGTATCTCAATTAGCTACTTATTTTGGTGTAAGCATGGATTACTTAATTGGTTTAGAAGATGATATAGTTCCGTTAGAAACAATCCATCAATACTATCAAGTCCCTTTTTATGGTAAAGTCTCTGCTGGTAATTTCGAAATGGTTACAGATGAAACTAAAGACTTTGATGTACCAGATAAAGCATTCAATGGTCGCAAACCTAGTGAATGTATTGCTTTGCAAGTAAATGGAGATAGCATGAACAAAATCTTGGCTAACGGATCATACATAATCGTGCATGACTATAGAATTAATCAAGATTACAAATTAAATAGTAATGATATTCTAGTTCTTCGTTTAGGTGGAGAGTATACAGTAAAACGTGTTAGACGTACTGAAACTAAATTACATTTAGATCCAGTTAGTTATTCAGATGAATTCAAAACTAATTCTTATGATTTAGATTCAATTGATGAAATAGAAGTTATAGGTAAGGTTATTTATAACTACCAAATTTTTGATTAATAAGCGACCTAGTGACGCTTTAATATAAATATTTAAAGGAGAAATGTAGAATGAAAATAATTAATTATCAAGTTAAACTGAGGAAAATTTTTTATACTGTGAGAACTAACAGAGGTAATGTTTTTAGGAAGTCACGTCCTAAAAAAGAAAGTATTATAAAAACACGCAGAAAATTACAAAAATACGCCAGAGAAATTGATGAAAAAAGACAGTAAGTCCAAAGGAGTCGTAGATGATGACATTCGTTATTGAATGCCTATTAATTTTACTAATTGTAAATATTATTTTGTTAATCATCAATATTTATAAACTTATAAAAGCGAACGAACAAATTTACAAAAGAGCTTATACCATGTGGACGGTATTAACCATAGTTTTTATCTCTATTATCGTGATAATACTATATAATTTTATTTTTTTATAATTATATAATTCGCATTTAGTTATTGCATATGGTCAAGATGAAATAAACTTAATCTAAGGGGATGAATACATTGATCTATGTGATTATCGGTTTATTTTTAATTAGTATTTTTTTATTTATTTTCAGTTTCTTTTTATCACAAACTGAAGGGATAACTTATAAACACACATGTAGAACAATTTCATTGGCTTGTTTAGCTGTAAGTATAATCTCATTTCTAGGATATCTAATTTTATGATATGGTGGTGTTTATTGTGAAATTTAAATTTATTATAGCAGTTATTATGATGGCAACTTTATCATTATCTGCTTGCGACCGTCATGCAGACAATGTACTTAAAGATAATAATAAAATAGAGGATAAAACAACTAAACACTAATCCTTAAATCTTATTTTGATTGCTAGAAAGGACTTTTAAAATTATGTTTTATTTTCTTTTCGGCATTATTTTCATAATTACCATCACTTTCCTACATTCACTTTATGTAATTGTGAAAATTCAAGAAAAGAAGTTAACTATTAAAATTATATTAATCTATATAATTTTATATTTTATTATTTTAATAGTTTTGGTAACAATTCTAATAAATATAATGCAAATAAATGAATTTAGTTGATTCTAACTCTCTATAGTTAACACTCAAATAAGAGTACATTTTCACATACTCTTTTTTACATTTTTAGGGTAGTCCGCCTACCCTTATTATTTTTTACCTTTTTTGAGGAGGGATAACATGCAAACACGATGTTATGACGGTAAAAAATGGCAATACGAATTTAAGTATGAAGGTAAACGGTATAGACAAAAAGGTTTTCGAACAAAAAGAGAAGCTAATTCTGCTGGATTAGATAAGTTAAATGAGTTAAAGCAAGGCATTGATTATGAACCTAATTTAACCCTGTATGACTATTTTAAAACGTGGTGTGAAACGTTTAAGAAATCGACTGTAACAGCTAAAACATATAAGTCTTACGCTGCTGCTATAGAACATATCAATAACCACCCTATTGGCAAGAAAAAGCTAAAAGATTTATCCAGGTATCACTATCAAGATTTTATTAATGAATTTTCAAAAAATCATTCTAAAGAGTCTATAAGAAAATTAAATGGCTATATAAGAACATCATTAGACGATGCAGTATACGAAGGGCTTATTGCAAAGAACCCTACCTTTAAGGTTAATTATAGGGCTAATAACCCTAATAAAAGTGAAGATAGTAAGTATATCAATCTAAAAGATTATGAAGTGTTAAAACAGCATTTGATGACTAAAGACAACGCATCATCACTCGTACTATTCATCATGATTTGTACTGGTTGTCGTATAAGTGGCGCGTTAAATCTAAAGCGTGAATATATCAATCAAATTAAAAGCGAAATATATATTGATGAACATAAAACTGATTCATCTCCACGTTATGTGTCTATTAGTCAAAAGGATATGAATTATATCATTAAATCTATTGATCAATTACCTAGAACAATTGACGGTACTATCTTTGGTGAACTAACAAACAATGCAGTTAACAAACGTTTAAAAAAATATTGTAACAATCTAGGTATCAAAGAAATCACTTCACATGCTTTACGTCATACTCACTGTTCATATTTACTAGCCAAAGGCATTTCTATATATTACATTTCGAAAAGACTAGGACACAAAAATATATCAGTTACTACTGAATTTTATTCACATTTACTTGAAGAAACATACAAAGAAGAAGATGAAAAAGCAACACAAATAATAAGTGCAATGTGATTTTTAGGGACCCATTAGGGACCCGAAAGCCCATGAAACCCGTCGTTATAAGGTTTATAGTATCCCTCCCAGGACGCTAATAAGAGTTGTAATCTACTGAGATTACAACTCTTTTTTATTACATTTTTATATGCAAACTAGAAAACAGTTAG